CCTTCATCTCCAAAATGGGATAAAGAAAGTTTAGAAAAAGATGATTCTGAATTATCTAATAATGAAGAAGATACGCCTAAAATATGGTCAATGAAAAAAGAAGATCTTATTTCTGAATGTAATGCAAGGGGTCTGGATACGACTGGTACGGTACGTGTTTTACGTGAACGTATTAAATTGAACAATAAAAAAGATACTTAAAAGTACGAATTATTTTTATTTTATATGCATGAAGGTGTTAAGAAATGGTTAGAGAAGGAGTATGCAGATCAGAAATCAGAAGAATGGTTGTCTTTACGTAAAAACATGCTCACGGCAAGTGATGCTGCTACAGCTATAGGTGTAAATAAATATGAAACTCCGGATCAACTTTTATTACGAAAGTGTGGTAAAGGTCCGGTATTTACAGGTAATGAAGCGACTCGACACGGTGAAAAGTACGAGGACGAGGCGCGTATACTTTATGAACAACGACACAATGAGGTTGTTCATGAACTAGGTTTATGTCCTCATCCAATGTATTCATGGTTAGGAGGTAGTCCAGATGGGGTAAGTGAATCAGGTAAGTTAATAGAAATTAAGTGTCCTATGATGCGTGAAATAAAACCCGAGGTTCCGGTACATTATATGCCGCAACTTCAATTGTGTATGGAAATATTAGATTTGGAAGAGGCTGATTTTATTCAGTATAAACCAGCTGATTTTAATTGGCCTAAACCAGAGGAGTTTGTTGTTGTAAACGTGAAACGTGATAGATCCTGGTTCGAGAAGTATTTACCAGTAATGGATGCGTTTTGGCAAAGAGTTATATACCATAGGGAACATGGTATAGAGGAACCCGAACCTAAAAAAACGAGGAAAAGGAAGGAACTCGTACGACCGGAGTGTCCCATACAAACAGATTCCGATGACGATTATTTTAGTGAATAGACTTTTCATGTTCAAATTCATACCAATTTGAAGATGAAAAAAATATCAGGGTATAATAAATGGATAAAACATTTGGTTCTAGAGCTGAAGTGTGGCACTGTGCTGCACTCAAGACAACTGGTGGTCTTAAAAGAAAAGATCTCGTACAAGACAAATATGGTAAAATTGTGAGTAAAACGGCACGTAAATCTGCAATTGCGCGTATGGAAAGAGAGGGTAAAAAGGCACTCGTTAAAGTTTTTAAACCAAAGAAGAATGGATTTAAACTTCAGCCCAAGGAAGGTACAAAGTCTTACGAAAATAAAATTAAGAAAATGTTGTAATAGAGTAAGTAATAATGACACTCGCTAAGTGGGATGAATCTGTTCGCATAGCTAAAGTTAAGATGGGTTTAGATCCAAAATCGTACATCATGATAAAAGGTAAGCTCCTCAAAGAGGCACAGGCCATTTATCAAATGCTCATACTAAACGAAAAATTATAAAATAAACTGGAATCCCTTAAGTCTCTGTGGCTCATAAACTACGAGCGAGTTAAGTTTCCAAGAAACCCCGAATTTTCTATTCAGAAAGTATATGCTATTCATTTCAACTATAGCGGTTCCCGAATTTCTCGAGTATAACCCGTTTTTTATTTCGTCATTCAAAGGTTTCTTTTCCTCGTCGTAAACGTTTGGTTTAACCTTATCGTCTATAGTTGAATCAACTTTTACGCGAAACTTTGGTTCGCGATCGGGTGATTCCTTGATATTTGAAAAGAACATGGGTTTTAATTCTTCTATACTCATTGGTTTACCGAATATGTCTTCACTCTGATTAGATACATTTTCAATGACCTTTTCTTCGAGTTCACGCATGGAATTGTAGAATTTGTTAACGAAATTACCGTCTTCATCCCACCCTTTCATGGCAAAATCAATGTTATACTTTGTTGGACCGACCTCGGGTGTAAATCCTGAAATACCGAATGGCATGTACATGCGCGGAAAAATGATTTTCATTAGTTTATCATCCGTCGTACACAACGAAATCTTTCGCCCATCGTAGTTGGCAAATTTCAGAGTATCTTTAGCATTTATAAACTTTGCCATGATTGTGTAAATGTATATGTACCATAAGCTTTAACCCTTTTCAATTTTTAACAAATTTAACAAATCTAATATCTTTTCGTTTTAGAAGTTCGCGTGTAATTACATTTTTTAACATAGTTTTATTTGAATTTATAGGTACTTTTTGTATATTTTTTACAGAAGTTCTCTTCGATTTTGGTTGAAAAGTTTCTGAATATTCAGTCTGGATATAGTTTACAAGTGATTTTAACGACATGTATCTTTTTTTTCGTATACCAAATTCAAGAGCTTTATTACCAATATTGAATTTTTCATATGTTATGGGATCAACGTTGACCTCTTTGGTTAACGGAATTCTTATAAAATCTTTATCTGGTATTATATATTTATAATTACCACTATCTGGTTCAAATATTTCATGTCTTCTACTCTGTCGTTGTGGACTAAACCGAGTTGGTTGTCTATTTTCACTACGTCTAAGGAAATTTAGTAAGTGCCTTATTACATTCATATGTCTTATCGGATAAGTTGTCATATTACCTGTATTTTCCGGTGTTTGAGACATTTATATATACTAACATTACTTTTTATAATTTACAGTTTTATTGTTATTTTTAAATTTTATAACCCAAGTATTTATATAATTTTGAAAAATTTTCATGTTTTTTTCACCGTGTAATCCATTCATTTCTGCGTCTGTAAAATTTTTTTTCATATATATAAAATTTTTTCTAAGATTATATAATTTTTGTTTTTTATTTGGATCGCCTTCATTTTTGTGTAATTTTCGTAACCGTATTAATGTTTTTTTGTAAAGTTTTTCTTTTTCTTCTTCTTTTGACAAAACTTTATCTCTTGGCATTTCTATATACTAACATTACTTTTTAGTCGGTGTTAAAAATTCACTTAACCCGCTGTTAACACTTTTAGCACGTTGGGATTTAGTCGGTGATGCAAAAGCAGTATTGAATGCATTTTTTAAAGTTTTTTTAAAAGGACTTGACATAGTGTTTACTACTCTTTTTGCAAATCCTGGAGAAACGGGTAATCTTTTTGGGCTGTTATTATTATTAGACTTTTTTGGTGTTGTTGTCATTTATATAGAATAAGAAAATATTAGTAAATAAAAAGAAATAGTAATAATAATACCAGGTAATGAACTGGTTACGTCTCAAAATCATAGAGATACATGTTTCATATATGATTATGAGGTACAAGATCATTAAAAAAATATTAACCTAATTTTCTATTTTTTTTCGTTCAATAAGCTTACGTTTATCGTTTCTTAATTCGTCTAATTCCTTTTTTATCTTTTCCATGTTTTTATCAATGTTCGTGACATTTTTTAATGCATTTGCGTAATTTAGATGTGCACGTCCCGAACCTTTTTCCTTTTCCTTTTTCTTAAAATTTTTACTCATTTGAAGAATTTTGTTTAAACTAGTTTGCTTTTTAAGTTTTAAATTTTCAAGATGAAGTTTCTTACCCTGTATTAAATGGTTTAATTTATTTAGTTTATTATTATCAAGCCCCATTTATATAGATTTATAATTTTATTTAGGCAGAACACATGGTACATTCCGCCTCTAGACTAAACTGGATCGGGCGCGCCTTTGCCTTACTTCTAAGGTAATACATACCCGTTTTCAGACCCGATTTCCAAGCGTACATGTGCATAGACGAAAGTTTTGAAACCGTCGGACTCTCGACGAATAAGTTCATACTTTGACTTTGGTCTATATATACACCTCTATCAGCAGCCATATCAATGATAGTTTTTTGACTCATTTCCCATACCGTTTTGTATAGTTCTTTAAGATCGTCGGGTATATCGATAATGTTTTGAACGGATCCATTTGCTTTAACCATGAGATCTTTCATTTCCTTTGACCAGAGTCCGATTTCTTTCAAATCTTCAACTAAGTGCTTGTTTACGACTACGAATTCTCCTGCAAGTGTTCGTCTTAAATAGATATTTGTCGTGTACGGTTCGAAACACTCGTTATTTCCCAGAATTTGTGATGTACTTGCAGTGGGCATGGGTGCGAGTAAGAGACTATTTCTTGTACCTTCCTTAACACGTTCTCGCATTGCATCCCAATCATATCTTCCACTGAACTGTGGATCTCGATCCCACATATCGAATTGGAGAATACCTTTACTGAAAGGTGATCCATTGAAAGTATCGTAAGGTCCGTACATTTCAGCAAGTTCGCACGAGGATTCGAGAGATGCGTGGTAAATGGTTTCGAATATGTCACGGTTAAGTTTACGTGATTCTTCGGATCCAAATACCATTCTACACATTATAAATACGTCTGCAAGTCCCTGTACACCAATACCTATTGGCCTATGACGCATGTTTGAATTACGTCCGGTTTCCGTAGGGTAAAAGTTTTTATCTATGACCCTATTTAGATTTCGTGTAACCATTTTTGTAATACGGTGTAATTCTTCGTGATTAAACTCTTTTGTTTCTTTGTTTACATATTTAGGTAAAGCAATTGATGCTAAATTGCATACAGCTGTCTCATCCTTATCGGTATATTCCAAAATCTCTGTACAAAGGTTTGATGATTTGATTGTACCTATATGTTTATGATTTGATTTTTCATTACACGCGTCTTTATACAACATATACGGTGTACCCGTTTCGCTTTGTGATTTTATAATACTTTTCCAAACTTCTATTGCGGGAACAACTGTAGTTGCGAGACCTTCACTTTCGTATTTTTCGTAAAGGTCTTCGAATTCTTTACCGTATACATTCGATAAACCTCGTGCCTTATCGGGACAAAATAGTGACCATTTTTCGTTATTTTCGACACGTTTCATGAATAAATCGGGAATCCACATAGCCGTGAATAGGTCTCTACACCTAGCTTCCTCATCACCTTGATTTAATCGAATATCGAGGAAATCAATAATATCTGAATGCCAAGGTTCGAGGTATACTGCAATGGACCCTTTACGTCTCCCTGCCTGATTAACATACCTTGCTGTTGAATTATAAACGCGTAACATTGGAATAATACCATCGGATGTACCATTAGTACCTCGTATATGTGATTTATTACCACGAACGTCGTGGACGTGTAGTCCTATACCACCTGCCCATTTACTTATTTGTGCACACTCCTTTACTGTATTATAAATACCGTCGATACTATCTTCCTTATTTGCAATTAGGAAGCACGATGACATTTGTGGACGATGTGTACCTGCATTAAACAGAGTCGGTGTGGCGTGTATGAATAAACCCTTTGACATTGCATCGTAAGTTTCAAGAACACGGTCTACATCGTGACCATGTATACCAATAGATACACGCATGTATAGGTATTGAGGTGTTTCAATAATATCACCGTCAATTTTTTGGAGGTATGATTTTTCTAAAGTTTTCAGGCCAAAGTATCCGAAATCAAAATCTCTATCTGGTACGATATTTTCCTTAACCTTTGTCGATACTTCGAGAACTTCATGGGTAATGATACCTGCCTTATGGAGTTTACGCATGGCGATATGAAAATTATTTGCGGCACGTTTTTGTATATTACTAGCAACAATACGAGTTGCTAAAATTTCATAATCAGGATCTTTGGTAATTAATCCGATACATACTTCAGAAGAAAGTGTATCTATTTCATGTGTTTTCATTTCATCATACATGGATGAAAAGACCTGTTGTGCGACTATAGATATATCTACATTTTCAGAGAGTCCATCTTTAAGTTTTGAAATCCTGTTGGTGACCTTGTTAAACTTTACGTCTTCAACACGACCGGAACGTTTTATAACTCTCATATTATGAGTTTATGTATACTTATTTTTTTATATTAGTTTTCTTACTTATCTTTTTCTTCTTCTTCATTAACACGACAGTTGAAACCTGCACTTCTTATAGTGGTTGGACCTTGGGTTTCAGCTAATCTATTCGGCTGGAGTAAAGACGAATTGACAAAAAATTGTCCATTGGGGTCTCCCACCTTGGCAACAGGTGGGTACGATGCAACGAAACATGTTGGTGGTTTACATGGTAGTTTCTCGTAATTACATGGTTTTGTGCTATATGCTTGATCAAAATCGGCGGCGACTATCATTTATATTTACCAAGAGTTTTTTTCCAGGCCTATATTAAATGTGTGACGCTCTTCACTTAAATTCTATACAACAGTGTCCAACTCCATTGAACACTTTGTTCTTTTCTGAGTTTAACATAAATTTGCTTCAAAGAGGAATACGCCAGGATTTTAAAAATAAAACCGGTATTTCCATAGATAATCAAAACGCTAACGATTTATACAGCATAATGCGTGTTGTTTTTATTAATAATTCGGGTGATCCTAATTCAAATGTTCAGGAACAGGTTAGGTTCATGAATGGTATTGTTATTAAAACGGCTGCTGGTCAGATTCAAACTGGTGTTTCCCAACTTATGGGGTATTTACATGATACCGATAAAAATACTGTTCCGCTCGATAGACCTGTGAATACATCTACACAAGGTAAAAAGTTTGGTAAAAATGATAAGATTGGGTTTTAATCAATTACCATTTATAGCTATATCAATCGGATCTTTACTCACTTGTGGAACTTTGATTTCAATTTCTGGAACATCGGTTGTAACTTCTACATCGGGTGTGACGACGTCTCCTGGTTCCGTTTTTCCATTTTTAAATTGACATGTTAACCTGTAAAGTATGTAACCTATGATTAATGTTAGTAAGATAGTGAGTATAATTTTATTGTATGTTTTCATTTACATAATGTTTAGATTTAATTTTCTTTAATAGTAATAAAGATGAGTCAAACAATGCTCAATGATGAACTCATAATGGATGATATAAATCCATTTGTTGATCCAAAAAATTTTTTCCCATCGGGAACGAGTAAACACTTACTCGATTTTCAAAAGTATGAAGCTCCAGAACATGAGGAAGGGCAAAAGGAGTACGTTAGTCCAGCCTGCGGTGTTTTATCGAAAGGTGTTGGAAGACCGGGGTTTCGTGCTGATGAGTGTGCGCTATCTAGACCTCTTATACCAGGAAGAAATATAGATAGAGGGTTTACTGTTACTGAAAAAAAGGAGATTCAAAAATCTAATGGTAATGGTAATGGTAATGGTAATAATACCGAATTATATACAAAAGCTGTTAGTATCGCATGTCTTCTTCTATTAATTGTAACACTCTAAAAAGACGGTTAAGTCTATAATTATTTGTTGTTGTTTCTATAATGTTTGGGAACGTTGATAAACAAAAATCCTTAACCATACGTTTTTGCCAAGAACATGTTACGTTTATAAGAGGTGGTATAAACGTAGGATCGAGTATCTTAACTGCGTTCATTATTCGTATGAGTGAGTATACATTCTTATTTTCAAATAATACGTTATCCAATTGGACTAAAACACACTTTCTTTGCGTTTCAGTCGTATTGTTAACCATTGTATCAAGAAACTGTTCATACCGAACGGTTTTTTTAGGTAAAAAGTTTATCTGCTTACCGACGAAAGATGTTTCAAATACATCTGTAAAATCTTCGTACCCGTATCCTTCTATATATTTTGTGTATATTATTTCAATAATTTCGGAGTTTCCGTCAACGTCTATGAGTTGCTGCGCTGATTTGACAAACGATGTCATTTCATGTAAATATAAAAGGTTAAAGTCTTTAAGTTAAATCATACCAAATTTCTTTTCCTTTTTAAACTTAAGTTGCGTTTTAAGTTTTTCTAAACTATCCTGTTTTTTAAGGTCTATACCATTACAATTGTGTTTTTCCAAGTGAATACACGAGTAACAATACCCTAAATTACAATATTTACACACTATTGGAATTCCTTTCTTTTTACACTTAAAACAAGGCATATTTTAGTAACCTAAGTTAACTTTAAGTAATATTTTTTAAAGTTAATTAAAATGTCTAACAAACGACATTATAATAATACGTTTTCGTATCTACTTACTCTAGATGAGTTTAGAAACGAAATAACCGACGAGTATAAACCGTCGTGGGTAAAACTGACTACTATAACCATGATATCAAGTTTTCATAAGACTATTGATATAAAAAAATTGAAATGGTTTTTTGAAAATAAGGTTATAGGCGATGTTATTCTTGGTAAGGGTAAAATAGGTTGGAAAATAGAATTAAAACCGACCACGTTTTATAATCAAATTACTCTCGTATATAATGATAATTTCAGTACGAAATCGATTAAGATTTTTCCGAATGGGAGTTTGCAGGTTGCAGGGTGTTCTGATCTATTTGATTGTAGACGTATAATCAAACAACTTGCATACTTATTCGAGCTTGTTATGGGAGAAGCGTTTATACCACCGCTTGAAACGTTCAAGATTGTTATGATTAATTCTAATTTTAGTTTGAATTATAACATAAACTTAAGAAGTGTTTCTACGCACTTCGGTATGTATCCAGGTGTGTTTAAAGTTTCGTTCGAACCTGATAGGTACTCGGCGGTTAAGGTTAAATTTAAACCAGCAGAGGATATGAAAGAGATAACGACGAGTATTTTTGGTACAGGTAAAATTATAATTACGGGTGCGGAAACTTTAAAAGAAATTGCATTTGCGTATAATATTATCAATCATACCATAAACAGTATACCAAACGTCAGGGTAAGACCCTGTGATGAAAGTAAGAAGGAATTGTTCGATGTTTTTTCAGGGTATAAGATTTCCAAAGTTTTGGAAAATTTGAAATCGAGAGGGTATAATTCGTGGAAGTTAACCACCGAAAATAGGAAAATAAATTTCTAATGTAATATTAATATATACAAAATGTCACAACGACTTGGTATGGCCGATGGACGATGCTTCACTATAAACAGTTCTTCTCAACTTTACGACAACTATGTCATGAAAGAAAATTCCATATCCTTCGCGGATAACTATTCTTTCAGAAAACTTCTTCAAGAAAAAGGTCCAGCACTTTTGAAACCTTCCCAGGCGCAACAAAAGGATCAGTGTGGATCTTGTGATAAGGCCCTTCTTAAAATGCCAAATATTTATTAGATTTTCGTTTTCAATTAAAATATACCATAATATAAACATTCATGTCAGCTGGTAAAGTCACTGTTGTTTTACTTTTTATATTATTGTTAGTTTGGTTAGTTTTACTAACACTAGGTAATCTTGGGATCATGCCAGGATCGACACAAAAATACGTCAAGGACCGTAAATGGGATAAAATGCGAGAAATGCTTAAAGATTTATACAAAGCCGATGGTACTGAAGACGAAACCGTGTGTAAAGAAATAAGAGACTGGTGGGAAGATAACCAAGACGATTACGATACTTTTATTGCAGAGCAGGAAGACGGTGACCCCGAAACTTTGAACGATTGGTCGTATGGTTTACCAATAGAGATTGAATTTGAAGATTTCATCGATGAATACTTTAAAGATGTTGGTAAGGGAATGGCGGAATCTGATTTTCTTGAAATTGCAAAGGGTATATCTCTATGCGAAGACGAAGTCGATCTTACAGAACTTAAGGAAAATGTTGTTCGAATTATTAAGACCGAACCACCAGAAGGGTATAACGAAACCGATGATTGTGCGAACGTATTAGCAGTACAATCTGTTCTTCCAAATTATGTCTGGTCATACGACGACGATACTTTCATTGACATTTCAAATTTAGAAGATGATACAATCGATTCTACGGATTGGAGAAAAAAACATAAAAAGGTTTGTACTCCATTAGCAATGGACGAAGAGTATATTCCAGCTAGTTCTGTTGAAGGTGTTGATACACTTGCAAAAATCAAGTTTACGAACGTTACAAACCCAATTTCAGGTACAAAAATTGAAGTTTTTGAAGAAGGTCAAGGTGGTCTCACTACAGGTTTGACACATACATTTTCAAGTTCTACTACCATGAATTTTGAGATTCCTCTTACAGCTATGACAACCTTTAACAAACCATTATACGTCGTTAAACTCGATGGTAAAGAAACCGATCATGTTTTTGCCGGTAATGTTGGTACGATATCGTTTGAAGAAACGACAGAAGCCGCCGAAAACGACTCTGCCGTACTCAACTATAAGAAAATTCAGTTTATACCTAATATTGATATACCAGCCGGTTATGAAATTATAGTCGAGGCGAGTGCAGTTCCTGAAATCACCATCTGTCCCACAGAAACAGTCAGGAAGGAAACAGTTGCTATGAAAGCAAGCACAGAGACAGAGGCGATTAGCAAAGGTACAGTCGTCGATTTAGATCGAACAGTTTGTTATACTGCAGACGGAAGCGTTGAACAAGCCGGTACTTCCATAGATTACGTAGATGCCGAGTATACGGCTTACATAAGAAAAGAAAAGGAGGCTAGTGCTACAGAAAACCCTAAGTATAAATTCGCAACTTTGACAAAAGCGGCTTCTCTTTCTACATAAGTGCAAAAAAAATCAATTAATAAATTCTTTAAGGTTTCTAGATACTGACATGAATCAGTGTTCCATATGTCTCAATGATGTTCGCGAGACCAGAAATAGCAAGGCTATTCGGTGTGGACATGTTTTTCACTCGCATTGTCTAGAAAACTGGAAAAAAATGGGAAAAGTGACGTGTCCCATATGTCGAAAAGTGTTTGATGGTTCTAATTTTAGGGTTCAGATTACTGTATTTAATGATTACGAGTCTACTTCAAATACGGTAAGCTTGGAAAATGAATTTATTCTCGATGCACTTGACTTGATATTTAATATAGAACACGAGGACGATTTATCGAGTGTTCTTGATGACTTTGGGGTGAGTGTGACCGACTTTGATCCCTCTATTCTTAACACAGAATGAACTACAATACCTTTTATATTCTAACCCAGGGTAATTCCTAGAGGCTTTACGAGGATCGGTTATTGCTTTTCCTTTAGCGTCGACGAGTAAAGGACCAGTAGCCCATCCCCGTTTATGACTAAACACATTTGCTTTGAACTTTAAGAGTTTACCAGGACTACACTTACCGGCTTTTCTTACACGAGAAACAGGGACTTTGAAGAATTTGGCGATACTTTCGTATGTATTTCCGTTTTTTACTTTATATTCGACAAACCCGTGTTGTTTGTAAAAATGGAAATCACCCTGTCTGAAATAATTTCGTTTATTTCCAGGCGCCACAAACATCATGATCTTAAAATGGTTTGGTTTACACTTTGATGTTGCGCCGCACTTATATACACTTTTTGGATTATCTGCTATGACTCGTTTAGGTAAACCCCTACAGTGTGTATACGAATGACTTAAGTTTCGTATACCTGCCCTTTCCCCTGGAATGCTTTTTTGCTGTCTAAAACTTTCGTAATCACCTACTGCGTATGCGTAACAATTATTGTTATCTATACCAACGGTTCGACCCCATAGACGTTGTGTGAACCTTGGTTCTGAACCACTCAGGGGGAGTTTCCTATTTTTAGTAGTAGTACTCATTAATAATACAGTAGAAAATAAAATATTATTAATTAGTAAAAATGATCAAAGATATTATGAAAGCCGAAAAATCTGAACAAGTTATTACAGAAGTTTTGCTCTTTACTCTCGTTCTTCTTATTAGTACTTTTATTCTTAGATACTCTTGGAATAGAGGTCTTGTTAAACACGTGACCGTTCTTAAACCAATTAATACATTCCTCGACGCACTTATTCTTTCTATTGGTCTTGCGGCTGCACGTGGTATTTAAACTTCCTTATACCCAGTAACTTTTTCACCACTTGAACTTTCCATAACTGGAAATGCATCAATTCCATCGCATTTGCTTTTTTCGCAATCGATGAATTTGTGAGGTATACCTTTCTTTTTAAGGTACTCTAATTGTTTTTTAGTCCAACCACACCAATTTGTACCATAAACGGTCCATGTAACTTCACTATCCTCTTTCTTATCTTGTACTGGTACTGGTTCTTCTTTCGTCTTACCTGTGTTAATGAATATGTAAACATCAACTGCTATGAGTATTAATGCGGCAATCATGTTTATATACTTATTTTGTATATTTTATTTTTATATCTTCGCATATTTTTTTTATCGTTTTACCATTCGTGTTTATTCCTAAATTGTTTGCTTTTTTAATAAGATCTGCTTTTTTATATGATACGCACTTACGATTATCAAGTCTTACGTAACCTTTATTTGATACTGAAACCTTTACCTTATCTTTAAATATTGGCATACTAAGTTTAGGTTTGAAACGTATACTCGGTCTTTTGAGTACTTTTTGGGTATTTTTAGAAGCAAGTTCTTTACGAACCTGTTCGAGTGTTTTTTTCACTGGCCCGCCGCCATGTTTGACAAGTATTTGTTTTGGTTTGGAAGGTAATCTTGGTTTTATTAACGTATTTATATCAAAGGGAACGACCGTTTTCTTATACGGCGAGAAGTATTTATCGTTAAATATTTGTTTAAAGGTTGGTATATCGGAGTGTCCTAATGGAGAAGCGCGTAAACGCCAATCGTATACTTTACTAGAAGATTTACCTCTATACTCTAACGGTAAAACTCTTTCAATGAATTGTAAAGCTTCTATACCGCTTACTATACCATGAACTTTTATTTCGCTATATAAAGCATTCAGAAAGGTGTGTGTATCATACATAGGGTGTGAACCCCTGTATATTCCAGATTCTTTCTTATACCATACAGGATCTTCATCTACAATTGGTGATTTAATATTTTTCATAGTAGATAATCCAAAATCAGAAATTAACGCCTGTAAACCTATATCATGAACCCTAAGTTGCGTGTTATTTACTTTTAACAATTTTATCCGTGATGGACGCGAAGTATGTATTAATATATTTTCTGCGTGTAAATCGTTGTGTCTAAAGGTAGGGTACTTTTTTTGTATTCTATATAAGTTGTATAGAACTTGTGTTATTATTGTTCTAAAGTGTATGGGTAATAAGTTTTTTTTATTATTTTTTAAGAATTCATGTAGAGTTCCATTATTTACATATTCCGTATACAAAAAAGACGTTTTATCACATTTCTCATAGTGAAAAGGTTTAATACCTCCTAAATTTTCAATACGTTTAGAAATTTTATATTCATGTTCTATAGGTTCGTTTAATGTAATTTTAATAGCGATTTTTTTGGTACATTCTTTATCTAAACAACCCATATAAACGCGTCCAAACTTCCCTGTACCTATATGTTTTGTACCTCTTTTTATACTTAAAGAATCTTCTAAAGAGAAAATGGAAGGGTCAGTTTTTTCGTGATAATAAAGAATTTTATTTGGATCACACCCTACATCCTGTATAGCTTTGATAAGATTTTTACCTAAATTATTTTTTTGTTTCTTTGTATTTTTTTTATTTTTTTTTGCGAGCGATGATATAATTTTAAGATTTTTTATATGGCGATCCCGTTCCATTCTTGTCTATTGTAGTGTAACATTTTATTCGTCGATCAGATCGTCCATTATTTCCTCTATATATTCATCATCATTGGTATCCAACCCCTGAAATGCAAATGATGGGAGTTTATTAGATTCACCACACAGAACCTGGGATAGACGAACACTTACACCGAATTTATTATCGATAAACCAAATTTGGTTTATTTCAACGATACACATACATCTTTGTCCTCTTTCGATTTGATCAACTTGGATCTGTTCTCTTTCGGAGTTATAAGCTTCTGGTATAAAATCACCGGATTGGTTTGTTTGTACTTTTAATTTTAAAGTATCTGCATACCCTTCTTTACCTTCGCGTACGAGAGGTTTGTATAAAGCCTGTTGTATAACATTAATATCGTATGCTTTACCGAGCCATTCCTTAGAGTTTTTTTCGACTGTTTTCATTATGATTTCGTCAAGTTCTTTTAATTTTTCGGAAAGTTTCATTGCATTTTCATTATCTGTATCGAAAGAAAGATCGAGTGAGTACGAAGTTTTATTTGTAGCTTCATCCGTGAAGGCACTTAGACCGAAAGGTGAGCGCATGAACGGGAGTTGTAAGTAGAGTTTCTTTTTATTATCGTGACTTAGCATCACGGATTTACCTCCGTTTTTGTTTTTCTTCAGTTGGCTGAATGTAACAGAAGATGGTTGAAATTGTTCGGAAACTTGAATATGATTAGACATTGTATTTGTACATTATATTATTTATCAAACTTTAAGTTACTTTTTTTCTAATTATATATTAAAAACATGGGTTCGTGTTCATCAGGTCAAGGTAAAAAAAGCCTTATATTTTCAGATTGTGGGTGTGGTTGTAATGGTAAGAAACAAGAAAAAAAGTTTCTTGTTTCCATAATGATTGCACTAATTTTTTTTATAATTGCAAATCCGAGTACGTTTCGAACGATTAGAATGATATTTGGTTCATGGGTCTCGACACCGACGGGGTGTCCAACAACTTCGGGACTTGTGCTTCATTCTTTAGTCTTCTTTCTTCTTATTTGGGGAATGATGAATATTCAAAATGCCGATTTTGAACCCGAAAAGAAAGAGGAAAAGAAAGAGGAAAAGGAGGAAAAGGAGGAAAAGGAGGAAGAGGAAGAAGAAAAGGAAGAGGAAGAAAAACCAAAAGTGGTTCCTAGAATGGTTGATATTCCCATGCCAAAACCAGGTATTTCAGAAGAACAATTTCCTTTTTCAGATAGTGGCTTGAATTTAGGGTCTATGGACATAACAGATAATACAGATTCGGGTGAACCCGGATTATATGTATAATTAGAAATCTTCGTTAAATTCAATTGAAGTTGAATCTTCATCAATTTTACCGTAATCACCAACTCTTTTTTCAAAAAAATTAGTTTTACCATCGAGTGATATATTCTCCATAAAATCGAAGGGGTTTTGTGTACCCCAGATTTTATCGTGACCACTTTGTTTTAATAATCGATCAGCGACGTATTCTATATACTCTGACATTTTTTCGGAATTCATACCTATGAGACTGCAAGGTAATGCGTCTATGATAAACTCCTTTTCTATAGAAACCGCATCTTTAACAATTTCTTCTATTATAGATTTGTTTGGTTTGTGGTTTAACATTTTGAATAATTCAATTGCAAATTCCAAGTGTAATCCTTCGTCTCTACTTATGAGTTCGTTACTAAAACATAAACCCGGAAGTAGACCCCTTTTCTTTAACCAAAAAATGGCACAGAAACTACCCGAAAAGAATATACCTTCAACACAAGCAAATGCGAGTAAACGTTCACCAAAGGAACGTTCTTTATTAAACCATTTCATTGCCCATTTTGCTTTGTTTTCTATACATGGTATTGTTTGTATAGCTTCAAAAAGTTTTTTCTTTTCGGATGAGTTTCTTATATACTTATCTATAAGTTTACTATATGTTTCACCGTGAACCATTTCATTATGTTCCTGATAAGCATAGAATGATCGAGCTTCTGTATATTGAACTTCACTTGCAAAGTTATCGTTCAGGTTTTCAAAAACTATACCGTCAGAACCCGCAAAAAAGGCGAGTATATATTTAATAAAGTGTTGTTCATTTTCACTTAAACTGTTCCAATCGTCCATATCTTTTGAAAAATCAATTTCTTCAGCTGTCCAATTAGACATTTGAGCCTTTTTATACAGGGCCCAAAGGTTCTCATGTTCAATTGGGAAAACAGTAAATCTGTCTAGTGTAGGTAATAACATGGGTTCAGCATCCTCGAGATAGTCCTGGAAATCAAAATATGATCCTATAAGTTCGTCGTTCATGAAAATTTGTGGATATACAGACGCCTGAGCACCGCAGCGTCTTTTTAGTTCATCTTTCTCAACTAAAGTTTTTTTATGTTCCAATTTGTATTCTCTACATAAATCTACAGTTAGATCGCAGTATTGACAACCTTCTTTTGATAAAATTTCTACTCCCATATGTGTGCTAATATCTGTAAATATTTTTGTGTGAAAACTTTAGATATGATAAATTTTTCAGATATTCAGCCTGGAGAATTAATAAAAGTTTTAGTGAACTTAGAGGACGATATAGAGGATGAGATGTATGCCAGTGTAAAGGAAACTCATGATGATTACCTTGTAGTTTCTTATTATTCAGAAACATCGATGGTATATAAAGGTGCCCGTCTTTATGAACTTGAAGATAAAGATGAACTTGTTCAGGAGGAAAACTTATCGGAACATTACGATAAAGATATTTGTTTTTTAAATAACGTCAAGGATAATTTATACGCTGTTATAGATGATATAGACAGCGATGAAGATAGTGATATAATAGACGAATCTGATGACGATGGTAGTGACCTTAATGATTTTATTGTTTCGGATATGGAAATAGATGGACCTATTATACCACCTGCAAACTATAAGAGTATAGACAAGGAATGGGATGAATGGGAACCTAGGAGTCCGGGATCAAAAAGGTATAAACAGATGGTCGATACTATTGAATCATTTGCAAAAATTCAAGTAGATGAATTAAATTTTTAAATATAACCTAAGTGCGGTATTTAGTATTTTATAAATTAATAATTAAAATTAATGGATTTGGCTACTATCTGGTCCGTTGTGGATAAATTAACAAAAAAACCTACACTTATAAAGCCAATAGATATTAACACGTGTCATGAATGTAAAACTATAAAAATAATTTCAAAGGAAGGTATACCAACATGCCCAAATTGCGGATTAACGGATACGACGTATATAAATGAAAACCCTGAATGGATAAGCGGTGTAACTGAAGATGGGAAGGTGAATGATCCTTCGAGATGTGGTAATCCTAATGCAAACCCTGAATTATTTTCGGAATCTTGGGGTAAAGGAACTATTATTTCTACACAAAGAAATTCAAAATACGGAGATAAACGATTAGCAAAGATAAATTTCCATCAATCTATGAATCATAAAGATAGGTCATTGTATCACGCGTATAAAGATATTGAAGAAGCCTGTTTTTCTTTACCAGAAAGTGTTTTGAAAGATGCAAAAATGATGTATAAAAAATTTAATGAAAAGAAATTAACTCGGGGTGCAGTTCGTTTGGGTATTAAAGGTAACTGCGTTTTATACGCATGTCGAATGTCGAACGTTTCTCGTTCAACTAAGGAAATAGCCGATATGTTTTCCATTTATCCTAAAGACATAAGTCGAACTTCACAAATGTTTAAGGAAACACTTTTGGGTAAAACAACAAAAAATTATACAACTTTACCTAACGATGTCTTGCAAAGATTACTTAATTTATTTGAAGTTTCTAGAGAAGAACGTTTAGAGTGTAATAAATTATCTATTAAACTTGAAAGTTGTGTAGAACTTATGAGTAAAACACCAAATAGTGTTGCTTCTGTTATAATATATATGGTTTTGAAAGAAAAAGTGTCTAAGTCGGAAGTTTGTGAAAGATGTTCAGTTTCCGTTCCAACTATAAACAAAATTGAAAATATAATTAAAAAATACTTAGAGGAATAAAACATGTAATAATGTAAAAATAATGTCAAGACCAATACGCGTTTTTATAAGTACACCCTGTTATGGAGGTTTATGCCTTGAAAAGTACATGATTGGTATAATTAAACTTCAACTTGAATTTATTCGTGAAAATATTCAAATGGTTTTGGATACTACAGAAAATGAAAGTTTAGTGCATCGTGCTCGTAACGTTGCTATTGGTAGGTTTATGCAAAAAACGGATTGTGATTATTTCCTATTCATAGATGCAGATGTAGATTTCGATCCTAAATCCGTTATTCGACTAATTCGTTCGGAACATGAAATTTCAGTTGCTATTTATCCTAAGAAGGTTATTATGTGGGAACAGGTTAAAAAGGCAGTATCAGAAGGTGATGAACGCGATTGTTCGTTACTTTCTTCGAGTCTTGTTTTCAATGTTGGTGCTTCTAAAAGAAACGTTGAGAATGGGTTTGTTGAAGTTTTAGACGGGCCAACGGGGTTCATGCTTATAAGTCGTAAAGCTTTGGAAAAAATGCACGAACATTACAAGGATTTGGATTGCGTGAATGATCATCAAAATAGAGATTTTGATAATTATTGTGCCATTTTTGATTGCATGATAGACCCTGAAACTAAAAGGTACCTTTCCGAAGATTATGCATTTTGTAGGCGTTGGCAACAAATTGGGGGTAAAATTTATGCGGATTGTTATACTACATTGGGACATATCGGTAATTTACCTTTTAGTGGATCTTTAGAAGAACGGCTTAAGGCTTAGGATGTAATAGATAATAATATGAAATTCGCTACTTTACTAGTTACTCGAAGTAAATCATGTCATGTAAAAACTCTTCATAGTATTCTTAGGTTTAATATATCATGTTTACAATCTGGAAACCATAATGAAGTTGTATTTGTTAACGATGACCCATTTGATAAAGCTGAGATGATTGGAATGTATATGAAAACACACGATAGGGTACTTTTCGTAGATTTTGGTATACAAATAGACGATTTGAGTTTACAAAAGTGTTTCGATAAACATGAAGGTGTTGGGTGTTTAGTTTTTCCGGGTGTTTTAGAAGGCGTTGATTGGGATATGTTTAAGACCAAAGTAAAGAGTAATTCTAAAGAACCTGTAGATCAAATGGGGTTAAACTTTGATACTCAAATTAATAAAAAGATTAATTCGGATTATTACACTGTAAAATATACATGTTCAAAGTGTTTTTTACTTATGAGTAAAAATGTAACTAAGCATATTAAGGATAAAAAAAGCGGTTCGTATAAAATTTTTCCTCGTTTTGAAGCCATGTTTACAAAGTTTATGGAATTCGGTGTTAAAATTTATGCGTATCCAAAAGCTAAGTTAATCATGACATATAACCATGAATGTATAAGTAACATTTTAAACGCCGCGGGTGTTAAACATAATTAAAGATAAATTTAAATATATAAAACAGAATGAACCGCGTGTTTGTAAAGAAGGATGATCCTCTTTACAAATATACGATTAAATTTATGGAAGAATCTTGGGGTACCAAAGGTAAAGGTATTTTTCCGGGGTGTCAACCTATTTCCATAGAAAGAGAACACTTTAATGTTTTGGAAAAAAATAATTACGTTGTTTGTGAAAAGACGGATGGTACTAGATATATGATGATTGCTTTACAATATGAAAATAAGAGATATTGTATTTTTATAAATAGGGCACTGGAGATGTTTACTGTTCCCTTAAATTTTCGTTTAGCAATTTTTAAAGGTACGATACTTGAAGGTGAATTATATAAAAACACGTTTTTTGTTTATGATTGTTTGATGACATGCGGTGAAGTTGTTGGTAATCAAAACTTTTTAGATCGTTTAGAACATTGTAAAAAAACGGTTAAAAAAACAATGGTAATGAGCACGGATCCCATTTCGTTAAAAGTAAAAACGTTTCATTTACATAAAGATTTTAAAGAATTTATGGATGAGTATCTTCCTCAAGTAAAACAAGAAATCGATGGTCTTATATTTACACCTATAAATGAGCCTATTCGTATAGGTACACACGAAACGATGTTTAAATGGAAACCCAGAAATAAAAATACAATTGATTTCCTTGTAAAGAAGGGACCTACAGTTGAAACACCCGGGTGTGTACCTGGACAACATGTATGGAGATTGTATATTCAAGATAGGGGAAAACACATTTTTGAGTCTTCTATACCCGCTGATAGAATGCATGAGTATAAGTGGTTACGTGAAGGTGATATTGTAGAATGTATGTACGTAACTTGGGAAAACGGTCCGATTTGGTGGAAACCACTTAAGAAAAGAAGTGATAAGACATTTCCAAATGGTAGAAGAACGTTTTATAGAACACTCGTTAATATTAAAGAGGACATTCAGATGAAGGAGTTTTTAGATTGTATACCAGAATGAAATGATTATCTTCTTTAGGAAAACTGTGTAATTTACCTAAAGTATCATCATCTTGTATTAACCAATCATCACCTAATTTTGTTGTAGATATGTAATGACCACCATATTGAATACCTTTATGAATTACTGTAGAACTTAAACTGTACACATTATTTTCGATTTTTAATTCTTCTTCGATATTTACAAAACTTTTTTTGTCAAAAGATACGAAAAATATTTTTGGGTATTTTGAAAATATAATTCTTGTAGTCGCAACGTGATGTTTTTTCCCATTATTGTCTACATAATCTTCTATTACATTCCACTTATGACTTTCTTTTATCATAGTATTTACATTTTTAACATCCCTTTTCATGTTTAATATGTGTATACAAAAAGGTGTTTTTATTATATTTTTACCAACTGGTGATATTGTTATTTGTTTTGTTTCTCCATATACTATTTCTTTTATATACGGGTATGAACGTTCTAATATATCTATTATACAAAAAACTGCGTCTTGTGCATCGTGAGGTTCGCCGATTCTAAACCTTGGAAATATTTTTATGAACTCCTGTAATACAGGTTCTAGTGTAAAAATTTTAGTTTCTTTAGTTTTAAAATATATATGAACAAGGTTTTCATACACTTTTGTAAAATTGCAATCACCTGTATATTTATTATCTAATATATGCGATGATATATCGTGTATATGTAGTAACATTTGTATGGCAGAATTAAAATAGCATGTATTTCCTATATTTGTAAACCCATGCATCTAAAAAAAGATGATAAAAAAGGCTTAAGAAGAAGACGCGTTTATTAAAAGTAAAGTAAAAATGGATGTACATAAGTTATGTGATACTATAAAACCTGTATTGGATAAATACCGAAATGAAAAAAATATCGAAATGGAGTTTCGATTAGGTAGATTTAATGGAACGTTTTTCGATACGAATGTTGGTGAGAAGACGTACATTAAAGCTCTTAAAGGGTTCGGTGAATATGGAGGATGGGAAAGAATAGAACATATTAACTATGAAGTATATTCTAGAGATGATAGTGATTTGCGATTAACTGTAGATACAACATCTCTAGAAGAAACTCTTATAAAAAAGGAACGACTCGAAAACATTGATTTTAAAAAAGTACAGAATTCACCTTTTGATATTCGTTTTAGTGTTTCCAGAGAAACGCCTGTGGAAGAGACTGAAGACGATGATAACGGATGGCATAGAAAAATCGTGAAGGAGCGTCGCTCATATATCAGGAAAAATTTATCTATAGATATAACATTATGCGCGGGTTTAAATCAAGATAAAGATTCTGAAGATTCGACTATTTTTCAGTTTGAATTTGAAATTAAAGATCCTTCTAAAGTCGATGATATCGATACATTATTTAATATTTGTCACAAACTTAAGGACGTTTTTAATATGTTGGATAATAATATATGTTAGTTTGGGTATTAATATTTTGTATATTAATATTCCTTTTTGGTGATACGCATTCACACGAACGTATAACTATACTAGGGTATTCTCCTAAATATTTTTACGTGTCTAATGGTGAATCTGATAAAATGTATGAAAAAATGAAAAAAAATGGCATAATGGACGGATCGTTAAAATACTTTGTCATGAAAGAGGATAAATTACTAGAACTTGAGGTAAAATCCGTGTGTTCTCAAGTTTCTAGAAAATTGGACGCTTTTTCAGTTTCGGATCAAATAAAAAATCATTTTCTCGGGTATGATTTTTCATATCATGCGAAACATTTAAAACAGATTTCGGAACCTGAAAAGCTTATAAATCGAAATATAAAATGTTCATAAAATAAAACATCATACGTCTGTGAGGAGGAGAATCAATTTTATGGAAATTGTCAAAAATATGTAATATTAGACCATTTTCATGAAATTTTCTATTAGCTTGTATATAAAGTTCTGGGTAATCTGTTTCTATAAATTCATCCGTTAAGTAAAAATCTATTTCTAAATATGACATTAATTTTTCACTCGTTTTTCGAGATACGTGTATATAATCTATAATAGTATAATATATTCCATTTATAACACTATCTATAATATAATTATTCCATTTATGTTTATCTATATCTACTTTATTTTTTTTAACATAATTTAGTAATAAATCGCGTGGTTTATATTCCATTACTTATTTATTACGTTTATTCTTTAATCCGAATTTTTCGAAGTTTTTGTATAAATTGTTTAGTATTTTTTTATTCGAGTTCGAGTTCGAGTTTGAGTTCGAGTTTGAGTTCGAGTTTGAGTTTGAGTTCGAGTTGGAATTAAAGTTCAAGCGTCTAACAACTGTATTCTTTTTTGGAGGTAATGATCTTTTCTTTACCGGTGCTCTTTTAATAACGCGTTTTCCTGTTTTTGGTGTATATTTTGGTCTAGGAGGGGTTGGTTTTTTATTATTTAATGGGAGTGGTGGTTGTCCCCGAAGTTCTCTTCCTATTTTTATAAAATCTATTACCCTTTTACTATTGAGATTGGGTGTTTTTGGTAACGACATTGCATAATTAACGATTTTGTTTACTTCGTTTTTACCAAATTTACCGTATATCTTAGTAGCTTCTTTTTCTATTAATAACTTTTTCAAGTTTTGTTGTTTATTAAGTTTCCAATTCTTTATCATGTCTCTTTTAGTATCATTCGCAACCATTTTTTTCAATATACCGTCACGTGTTACAAATTTTTTGTTCTTTTCGAGTTGAGTAAGTTTCTTTTTAACATCGCGAACATTTTCGTTAATATTCATTACGTTTCCGTATTTTTTCATCCACGCCTTACCATAAAGTTTAATGAGATCGTTTTTAATACTAGCATTATCAAGTCTTCGTTTTATGTTTTTGGGCGCACGTTTCTCTTTTTCTACTTTGTTAATGAGCGCTTTTTCCATTTCATTAGCGAGCGCGTTTGGTGAATTCGGTGGTTTCGGTGTATTTGGTCTATTTTGAAGTTTTTGGCAGAGTATTTTCACAGTATCTGTATCGTTTATAGATATACCTTTAGATATTGCAAGTGTAACGAGTTGTTCCTTTTTTAATTCTCTACAGAGTTTATCGTCTATTTTATAATTCGAGTTACCCTTTTCTATTTTATCGAGGGCTGTACATATATCCTGTTTTTTATTTTTGTTCTTAACACCAACAACTCCTAATTTTTTAGCAACTTCAAGTAAAACAGGTTTTGTTAGACGTTCGCATTTACGACCTCCTATTTTCATAGTACCGTCCTTATTGTACGTAATTTTTGTATTTTTTGTTTTTAGTACTGTTTTCTTTTTAGATGGTTTTCTTTTTGGTTTCTTGAAACAACAATCGTATCCTTGTGGATTTTTTCGTACTTCAAAACCTTCTTTACACGGTGGTTGTCTAGGTTTAGGACATGTAGAAGCCTGTTTTTTTAAACGTCTAATAAGTTTAGCGGGTGCATTAACATTTTTATTCACAAAACCCATTGTGTATCCTAAATCGTGTATTTTTTTAACAAGTTCCACCCCTGTTGAATATGCATTTTCCAGTTTATCTGGATCATTTTCACCCTGTATTTGTACTATACCCGCACCTAGTTTATCCGTTTTAGAAGAAAGAATGTAATTGTGATCTTTATATGTAATATAAAGAAACGGGGAAGATTCTGGATCATATAACATAACCAATTTCATTGGGTTTTCTTGAGCTAATTTAGTTAGATTAAAATTTGCATTTGTTGCAAATTGACCTCCTATATTATTGTACTTAATATCATTGTATAGGAATATTTCCTTTTTCGTGTACGTGTCTATTATATATTTACGCAAAGATTCGGGTTGTCCTTTTAAATTTTTAGACCCTAAAAATCCACCTGAAAAACGTATTTTACCATTTTTGTATATATTGAAACTAAAATTTTTTCTATCTATACCATCCGTCATATATCCAGAAAGTTGTACAGAAAAGAATTTTTTATCTAAATTACCTTTTAGTCCAAAATTACTTGTGTGTATAGCACCAGTTTGAAATTTTCCGTATATACCTTTTATCTCGTTAAGATCTATGAATATACTTGGCGTTAATTGTGCATGTCCCTTTGGTTTTTGATTTAATATGTATAGTAAATCAACATTACTTTCACTTTTTTCTTTAAAATCTTTGTTAACCAAAACATTGTATAAACCGGGTTTGAATTTACCTATACGTAATTCCCTGAAAGTGGGTGTTGGCTGTATAGCTCTTACACTTTGAGGTACAGCTACATTACTTGAACGTTGGATCTGAATATTGGAATTTTTTACGAATTGACGCGGATCCATACTTATACTACTCTGAGATTTTTAATATTTATCTTAAAACCTGATCTGTAACGTCAAACCCTTTTTCATTTATTTCTACTAAAGGTGATACTCCGTATATGACGTATTTATCTTTATAATTCACAGGTTTATCTAATCGTTCAGTATTTGTAATTATGTAATAAGGTTTTGGTTCTTTTCTTACCTCTATACCACGGGTATAAAATGAACCTCCGTAAAAGTCCTGATCAAAGTTTGGCATTCGAATATTTGCGTCGTTACAAAATTTTTTAAGTTTGTCTCGGAATAGATCGAGTGGAAATTTCAGTGTTGGATGTACAGTAACGAGGTCGTCTCTTTGTAAATACTTTTCTAACGGATTTGTGGCCGCAGCAATTTGTTCTCTAATTCTGAAAAAGTATTTTGGTAGAATACTCCATATATCTTTGTCTCTATACTTTTGTGCGTATTCAAGGTATCCACATAAACATTTTTGGAGAATGGCGGGCATTTCGTTTGCGAGTTTTGTATCAAGCATTGGATCTGTATCCTTATCGAGAACCTGTTTACCAAAGTGAAACGTAACGAGTCGACGTAAAATACTTCCGGATTTATCTTTCCATTGAGGAACCTCATTACCTCCTAAAATACCTGGTACTGACCATCTCATATTCTTGGCCTTTTCGCATTTTACGGCAATAGAAACTTCTTCTCCGGAAACGATCGATTGGAACTCGGCTTGTTCGAGTTGTAAATCACCCTTAATTTCTGCTGCTATGAATAATAACGCATCGTGAATATTAGATAAACCAAATTTCCTTTCGATGTTATTCGAAAGTGTTTTAACATCGTCGGCTTCATAAAATAGCTGAAAAACTCGCGTAATTAATGTTGATTTACCGGAACGTGCAATGCCTTTTAAAAAAGGAATGACCTGCCATTTATCTAATTCATTTACTTCGAAACATAAACGTCCTCCAAGTATACACATCCACTTTATAACATCTTTATCAAAATCCTGATATTCTAGAACACTATCAAACATAGGCGTTGGTATATCTTCCCAATTTTCAAATTTACTATAATCTTCGAAGTGCATGTCAAAGTATTTACAGCTTACAGTACATGGATTCAATTTCAAAAACTCTGCAGAATTGTATGGGTAAAAAATAGAATGATATTTACCGGTTTGATCAGACCAATGTGAACCAATGAAAATACCATTATTAAACGACCAAACGCGCCTATCTTTCTTTATTTCGGGGAATTGCATATCTACACAATCCGTGAGGTGTTTTATAACTTGTCCAAACAAAGCTGTTCCGTTAGAGGATGTTAGATCTTTCCATACCTCAAAACGTTCGTCTTTACTTGCAAATTCGTGAACGAAATCTTTTATGGGCTTGACTTGTTTCCAGGCGCGCGTATTATACCCCTCCACTGTTTTTATCTGCACGCATATGTAACCTTTATACTTCCTAATGTTGTTTTTATAAAGGTGGTCTAAAAATACCATTATGGTTTTTTGAAATACGTTAAGTTCGTCGAAATCAGGCATTGAACACCTGAATAATGAGGGGTTTGTGTTGACCTCCAGGGGAACCATGGTCGGGTTATTTTTACGATCGTGAATACGATTCGTGCTTAATACAATTTGCCAGGTATCATAGATATGGTCCATTAAACGGTTTAATCTAAAACTCACACTTAGATCATCCGTATTCCCTTCATCGCTCGTAAGTATACCTAAAATTTTAGCACGGTTAAAGTATCTACCTATTTTTTCTATCATTTGTCTATACATGTTTGATTTTGTTTTCATGTCTACGTACTTGGGTTGATTCGTTTCAGGGTCAAGTTCGGAATCGGAAAAGAATATATTATAAGCAAGATCACCAGGTTTTAATTTCGAAAGTTCTTTTTTATTTTTATCTAACTCTAAACCAACCTGTTTTTCTTCATACTTGATCATTTTTATTAACTGTTCTGGATATAGAATGTCGATTTGATTAGCCATATCTTGATAAAAGGCTTCTTCTCTGTCTGCATCCGGACTAGGGAATATTGTATCCGATTCCATTTATAAATAATAACATCTAATTTTTTATACTCCTTTTTGGAGGTGTGATAAAATTTTTATCATGATTTTGTTATGAATTTCTAATTGCCTGGAAATATTTCCCAGAACGGAGCAAATGGTTTCGCCTTCTTCGGTTACAAGAACTGAACTTAAAAGACCACCTAACCTATCTATATCGGTTTCGCCAAAATCGCCAATCATTGAATCGTCGTCTAAATCGTCTAAAATTTCGTCATCTGTCTGAATTTCATTTTCATCCATTGACGAAATAGTTTCAGGCTCGGATTCTTCGGTTTCTTCGATGGGCTTTTCGTCGTCGACTGATTCAAGTTCAGGTACGGGTTCGAGTTCAGGTTCGTTTTGAGTAGACATTTATATACATCAGGAAAAATCGATCCGGGTTTTTTCGCGAAATTGTCTGAAAAAAAATCTCATGTTATAGTACAAAAACAAACAAAATGGCCGGTGGTCTCATGCAACTCGTCGCCTATGGCGCCCAAGATGTCTACTTGACTGGTAACCCAAAAGTCACTTTCTTCCAGGCGGTTTACAAACGCCACACTAACTTTGCGATGGAAAACATCGAACAAACTGTCAATGGTACGGCCGGTAACTCTGGTCGCGTCTCTGTCACTGTCGCTAGAAATGGTGATTTGATCGGGGACATGTACATTGAAATGAAGGCTAAAGATTCTGTCGCGGCTCTCAACACTGATTGCGCGTGGCTCGCGGAACGTGCGATCAAGGACGTTGAATTGTCCATTGGTGGCCAAAGAATTGACAAGCACTACCAAAAGTGGTGGAGATTGTACGCAGAGTTGTACTTGGATGGTGAAACCAAGCTCAACTACGGTAAGATGACTTCCACTACTATCGCCGATGGCGCCATCTACTTGCCATTGATCTTTTTCTTCAACCGCAACCCAGGATTGGCTTTGCCATTGATTGCCTTGCAATACCACGAAGTCCGATTGGACTTTGACTTGTCTTCCACTTTTGAAACGTATTCTGATACTTCCAAGACTTTCAAGGTCTGGGGTAACTATATGTACCTCGACACTGAAGAGCGCAGAAGATTCGCGCAAAAGGGTCACGAATACTTGATCGAACAAGTCCAACACACTGGTGCTGACTCGTTCTCTGTTGCTACTCAAAAGCAAATCAGATTGTCGTACAATCACCCAGTCAAGGAATTGGTCTGGTGTACTGATGTCTCCAGCTCCAACTTGTGGAACTTTTCGTTCGGTGAACCATTGGCGTTGACTGCTAACATTAACGCCCTCGCTGCGACGTCCAACGTCGTTGCTGCGCCAGGACAACTCGGTGCCCCAGTCGCTATTGTCGACGAAAACAGCAAATTCACTGAAGCTGAGGCTGGTCCACTCGACACCTTCAAGTTGATCCTCAACGGTCAAGACAGATTCAAGGAACAAGGTGGTAAGTACTTCAACCAAGTGCAACCATACAACCACCACTCTGGTTCCCCAATGCCAGGTATCTACTCGTACTCTTTTGCCCTCAAGCCAGAAGAGCACCAACCAACGGGTACTTGCAACTTCTCCAGAATCGACAACGCGCAAGTCTCCATCAAGACAAGAGCTTCGTCGCACAAGGATACCCTCCACATGTTCGCTGTCAACTACAACGTCCTCAGAGTTCAATCCGGTATGGGTGGTCTCGCGTTCTCCAACTAAGCGTTTCTTAGTTTATTGATTTAGTAAAAAAATAAAATTTAAAAAATAAATAAAATTTAGATTTTAAAATTTAGATCAAATTTTAAAGTTTAACCTTAAAATAGTTTTGTATTTTTTCGAGCATGTACCAGTTTACTTCCATTTTTCCCGCTTCAATTTTGTTTATAGTATCTAAAGTTTCTCGAATTCTATGTGCAAGTTCAACTTGTGTATGACTTCTTTCTATACGTATACGTTGAATTCTTTTACCTATTGTATCGTTCATGTTATAAATGATTAGAGTTTAACACCTAAAATTCGACGCAGTTTTTGCATGACTTTAGGATCTGGAATAGCTTTACCTAATTCGTATGAAGATATGATATCTACCGATACGTTTATGAGATTTGCAAGATCTTTTTGTGTATACTGTTTTGCAGTGCGCGCCCTTTGTATCGTCAATCCGGTTTCTTTACTCACTTTTTTGTGTGTACCACCTAATACAGCTTCGTCTAGTTTCTGATCGGGTGTTTTACCAGAGTATTGACTCCGTTTTGGTAATTTGATTTCTTGTCCCATGAATTTAACATATTTTTCCTTTTCCCGTGTTTTATCAACCTTACCGCGAATAATAACCGGATCCCAATCCTGGTAATGATTCATTTTATTATATATACACTTAAAATTTTAAGTAATAATATAAATAAATATGTTAACTCTTTATTATGCGATTGGAATAATAGTTCTGATATTAGTCTGTTTTGCATTTAAAAACGGTTGGTGTTTGTGTGGTGATGAAGATGATGAAAATGATGAGGAACCTCGCCCAAAATACGAACCCGAACTCCCAAGAGGGTTGTATTGGAGACACTAATAGGACCCGAAATTATGATATTTTTTTCAAATATAAAGTATATGGCTTTTATACTTGAAATAATAATACCCCTTATACTATTTGGTCTTATGTATAAAAATTTTGATAGATTTATGCGTTGTTGTACTCCTAAAACATGGAACTCTGATATAAAGATTTAACGTTTATACTATAGTAATGGAAGGTGTTTATATATTTTTAATAGTTCTTGGAGTTGTTTACATTATAAATGTACTCATTGAACCAATTGCTAGATGTTATTATAAATGTTTCCCAAAAAGACGAGAATACGATATTGAAGTATAAAGTTTAAAACCTATGTATATTCTAAATGATAGAAGTCTACACGGACGGAAGTTGTCTCGGTAATCCGGGACCCGGTGGATGGGCCTATCTTATTGGAAATGATATACAACGAGGTGGTAATAAGATAACCACAAACAATATAATGGAAATGACCGCGGTTATAAAAGCACTTAAAAAGTGTATTCAATCGGGATACGACGATATAGTTATATATACTGATAGTAATTATGTAAAAATGGGTTTACTCGAATGGTCTAAGAACTGGGAACGTAATGGTTGGAAAACGAGTAAAGGTGAAGATGTAAAGAATAAAGATTTATGGGTACACATGTTATACTTATTACGTAAAATTGAACACATTGAAATAAAGTGGGTCAAGGCACATAATGGTAACGAAAAGAACGAGATTGTTGATTTTCAGGCACGGGAATACGCATATTTATTTTCTAAGAAAGAGTAATGGGAGGTAACACGCCAGAACAACATCACTGGTGTCCAAAACAAGAAAAACTCCTTATCGGATGGGCCGAAAAAGCTGCTGGATACCGATGGCTTCATAACCATGCGCGTATGTTTTACAAAAAACAGAACGATTGGTTATCGTACCCGTGTATAATTATATCGAGTATTACGGGTGTCGGTGGTTTTGCGGTTTTGAGTCCTAACGATGAGACTATGTCACATGATAAAAAACAACAAATTATAGCTGTCCAATACTTTTTTGCATTTTTAAACGTACTCGCAGGTATACTCACGTCTGTTTCTAAATTTAATAATAGTTCAAAAATGATGGAAACGCACTCATCTATGTGTATTCAATGGTCTAAATTTTATAGAAATATAGAGATGGAATTATCACTTGAAACGGAACATAGAGGTGACGTGAACGAATTCGTAACGAAGTGTAGACAAGAATACGATAGACTTTTAGATGATTCTCCGGATATTCCGCCAAATTCCATAGATGCATTTAATATGGCGTTTCCCGATAAAGAAAATAAACCTGATGTATGTAATGGTTTAAACGTTATAGGAACAAATTTAGGTGGTACTACAGATAGTGAATACCGTAAACGTAAAGTTGTTAAATGGTTAGCGAAAACAAGAGCAAATACACCTGATATAGAGATGGCCAGGTCACATCATGATTTACAGTCATATCCAATTACACATCAAGATAAAGGTAAGAAGTGATAGATGAGTAAAATGATTGAATATACAGAGTATTTGTTGCGTCTTATTAAAGTTGTATTTGGCTTAGAGTTTATGATAGAAGAACAGATGTGATCCTATAGCTCAATTGGTTAGAGCGCGGTGCTTATACACTACTAGGTATACCTAAGTGATTTTATCGTCATAAATGCAACGCCGAGGTCGCGGGTTCGACCCCCGCTAGGATCATATATTACCTACTTTCTATCGTGTTAAAGATATGACACGTTAAAAAGTAAATGATTAGAGTTTCTTCGATTCCACGTCCGTCACCCGAAAATAAACGACACCAAATTCGTAAAAATATTCTCGAAGGTACATATTTGAAAAAAATTAAATTGGAAGTTGAAAAGGTTGAAAATCCACGACTTCAGTATAGGTTTGCAGAAGCTATAGACGATGCAAATCAAATATGTGCGAATGCATCATCCGATGAATGTTTCAATGCTTGGGAAGAAGTTGACGAACTCGAAGATTCAATGATGCGCGCGGGTTTAAATCTATTCCCGTACTATGGTATGAGATACGGATCATTGTTACGAAAAAATTTTAAACTTCGGTTTAATATTCGTAACGTCGAGGACCACCACGTTATACCCGTTCAGTTTAGACACCACCCAATATTTGATCGCGTTAAATATGATTTACAAGCTGGTGATAATATAATTATGTTACCACGTGAAATAGGTAATCTTCGTGAAAATAGGGTAACGCATAATGGTCCACACCATAAATACAATATGTTTGTAGGTACAGTACTCGATTCAATGGTGTATATGGAAAATCCCGAATCAGAATTTAAACAGTTTGTTAACTTTTTAAAAATTGGGTGTCGGTTTCGTCCACAAGATATACCATGGAACTAAAATTACCATCCATATTCGAGTACATCTGTTGTTTTTGCTGTAGGGTACCGTTTTGAGAAGAACTCTCGTTTTCCCCAATTACTGTGTCCTATCGTACTGTTATGACTACGGTCAATGTGTAAACAGTGTCGAAGATCTTTATAGTAGACACGCGCACCTCGTGCAATGATATCTTCATGTTTCATGTCGACGTGATTATCAATAGGGAAAAAGTGTTTGTAGTACTTTTTCATGTTTTCAACATTTATAAGGTAACACTTGGTACTCGAAATCCATTTAACACGTTCAAGACCATCTTTATCACGCTTTTCTTCATCGGGGTACCGCGATAAACAATGGAAGAAACACATTTCGAAATCGTCACCTTTCTTATCGATAACACTTTGTATTTCGTTGTAAACGCGATTATCTTTTATAACGACATTATCTTCAAAAATAACGGCGTATTTGAGGTTTTGTTGAAAACACCTTTTGTAAAACTCCATGTGTCCCATGTAACACCCAATAGCCCCTAAATTGAAATAGGTTATATCAGGCCGCGTTTTGTTTGAGTTATAGTGTAATCTAAGCGCCTCACGGTAATAGGATGGTTCGATAAGTTTTTGGTACTTTTTAGCATTTTCAAGTTTCCTGGTATCTGTTCCGTAAATGATTTCTAAGGGTATAGAGTCGTCGTAATTGTTAATAAACTTTACATGCCGGTCTGCTGATGTTTTCATGGTAAGGAGGAAACACTTATACTCCGGATTTCGAAGGGAACGGCGTAACAAAAGTGTAACAAGTACCAGTAGAAGAATGGATATTAATATCGGGACGAACATTCTTACTTAAAGAGTACAGACAAAATAAATACGGGAAGCTACTGTCATATAGAGGTCCAATCACCTAGGTTCAAATCCTAGCAGTAGCTTGTAACGATGCCGTGGCCGAGTGGTCTAAGGCGCTGGATTAAGGCTCCAGTCCGAAAGGGCGCAGGTTCAAATCCTGTCGGCATCACCGTGCGATAGCTCAGTTGGTAGAGCATTGGATTGTAATTTACACAAATTATTATAACTATTCGTTTAGTCACTAAACTCCAATTGTCCCGAGTTCGATCCTTGGTTGCGCGACCCCTTCTCTCGTAACTCAGTTGGTTAGAGTGTGCGACTGTTAATCGCGAAGTCACCGGTTCAACTCCGGTCGAGAGAGTTTTTATACAAAACGAGCAAAGGATCGCAGGTTCGAACCCTGTCGCGAGCATATTTCTATAGTCGAGCTCGTGTGGCCAAGTGGTAAGGCATTTGCTTTGTATTTTCATTTTTCTTAACAAAAAATCACGTTTGTTAAGAACAATAATTTTGTGGTATAACTATAACAGGACACGGAGATGGTTTTTCTTTCGAACTATCTCGTATTCAAAATAGTCTTAGCAGCGTTAGGACGAACGGATTACCCAGTCGCGGGTGATCTCGAACTCAAATACGATAACGC